GAGCATTAGTAGCTATTATAGATGATAAAGGAAAATATATCTTTGATCTATTATGGTTTTCATTTTTTATAGATTTATTTAGAGAATTGAGGGCATGGAGAAGGAAAAGCAAGTAAACATTCTGCTAGATATGGATGGAGTTTTAGTCGACTTCATATCAGGAGCTTTAGAAGTATTTAATAAAGTACTAGGAAGAGATTATACAGTAGAAGATTATGCTGATAATTTTGGTAAATTTGGAATACACATATTTTATGGTATATCTAATAAAGAATTCTGGCAAATTTTAAAGGAAGAAAAGGACTTTTGGTTAAATTTAAAACCTTATCCTTGGACAACAGAATTATATAAAGATCTTTCAGAATATGGAAATATTACTATAGTAACTACTCCATCTGAAATAGATTATACCTGTGCAACACAAAAGTTAGCCTGGCTAAATAAATATTTGTCAATATCTTCCAAAGATGTATTTATTGGAAGTAAGAAATATTTAATGGCTGGAAATGGTATTTTAATAGATGACTTTGAAAAAAATATTAATGATTTTAGAATAGCAGGTGGGGATGCTATTTGTATACCAGCTAACTGGAATATGAGTTTTATTGATTATGAAACACTTAAATCATTGACATTTCCAACATTAGAAAAAATAATATCATGGAGAAAAGAAAGATAACAGCAGATAGCCCAGGAACAAAGTTTGATGAAGGTAAACTTAGGTATGATTTAATGCCAGTTCATTCTTTAGAAGGAGTTGTTAAAATATTAACTTTTGGGGCACAGAAATATGATGATAATAACTGGAGAAAGATGGAAAACTTAGATCGTTATTATGCAGCCCTGATGAGGCATTTGGAAGCTGTACGTAAAGGAGAATGGTTAGATTCAGAAAGTGGATGTCCACATCTTGATCATGTTATGTGTAATACAATATTTTTAAGAGAACTTAAATGGAATAAAGATGGAGAAAGCAATTGGTAAAAGAATAGAATATATTGATCTACCTAGTAATTCACCAGAAAAACTAGCTAAGAAATATAAAAAACTAAAGATAGAAGATATGAAAAGGATAGATACAGATATTCAAATTTTCAGAAAAACTATAGAAAATGATAGGTTTGAATTATGGTTTCCAAAAAATGGAAAGATAATGAAAATGCAGTTTGATAAAAAGAAATATAGTTATAGTCAGGCAGAAGATTTCTTTGTAGATAGACTAAAAACTATATTTGATTTATATATGCCACATATACTAAAAGGAAAAGTTCACTAAACTTTATTATTATGCAGAGAGTAAAAGACATTACCAAATTAAAATTAGTAGATGGAAATCTGCTTATTAAAATTCATAAGAAGGAATCTAATATTATTATGCCGGAAGGATCTAAAAGTTCTATGAATAACTGTGATTATGCAGAAGTAGTAACATTAACAAATTCTATTAAGGATTTAAAGGTGGGAGATATTGTATTAGATTTTGAAACAACAAGTGGTTTTACTTGGGAAGATGATATCTATGCAATGGTTCCCAGATATGCGTTGAAAGGTTGTGTATCACCAGATAATTTTGTTAAGACTTATGATATTTCAACCTGATGCAAAAGAACATATCTTTGTAGTAGGGGATGAAAAATATGCTCTTACCACAGAAGAATGCTGGCAAATCTTTAGTGGTAGAAATCTTTTAAATGAAGATGGTTCCCCAAAATTTACAAAGGAAGTCTTTAAGGCGCTTAGTAAAATTACTAAAAATATGATAAGTGAACATATTAAAAAGGGAGAATATCTTCACATATCAAAAGTAAGCGATTCTTCTTGGGAAAAGATGACAAAGGATATGCCGAAGAAAGTTAGACAGAAAGGAGTTACTTATACTAAAAAGAAATAATATGGGAAGATCTTTATTTAAAACATATGTTACACAGGACTTTGATTGGTTAGATACTGATAAGAATTTAGCACATAGAAAGTTTACTAAAAATACTTATTTATTGGGAATCAGGGTTAAATCAATTGAAGAAATTACTACTCACGATATGAGTAAACTTATAGGAAATAAAGTACCAGGTTTTATTAATAAAAAATAATTATGAAATTCTATAAACCAGATACAAATCCATTAGTTTCTTTAAAAGAAGAAGAAATTAAAGCAGGCCAGATGGTTTATAATGAACTAGGCCAGTATGTAAAGAAGATGTATGTAAGTGACGAAGTTTATTTTGTAGAAATATTGGAGTCTGTTCTTCAGGAGGGAGAAACGATGTCTGAATTAACTCCACTACAATTAAAACTTTTTTGGTCATTAAGTAGAAATAAATTAACCGCATATAATGAATATAAAGGTAAACGCCCAAGAAGGCAAATATTTTAATAAACTGCTAACATTATTAAATCCATTAGCTCCTTTTGATCAGTTGGGTCCTAGTGAAATAGCAGTATATGCTGAACTGTTAGAACTCAATTATAAGTATAGAAAGATTCCTTATGAAGAAAGAAGCCTACTTATTATGAGTGGAGAGAATAAAATATCAGTGGCCAAAAGTCTTAATATAAAATTATCTAGAGTATACAATGTGATGACTAAATTAAGAAAGATAGGAATTTTAGATTCTTCTGGAATAGTGCCAAAATATGCTCTTGGTAAATATCAGAAAGTAACCTTTATTTTTAACAATAGTGAATAAAATTATGATTTCAGACACAATTATTCAATCAGAAGAAATAGAATATTTATTGTTCAGATTACGGGCAGTAGAATATTTAACCGCACAGAACGAAAATTACTCATATGAAAGCCTTATTTTTATAGGACCTCCACATGAGTTACACTTAAAAATTTATAAGAATGAAGAAAGCTCAAGTAATTAGAAAATTTTTAGACAAACCCTATACTTTAGATATGGGGGCAGGAAAATTAGCAAATTGGTGGGGAGTATCAGAAGAAATAATTAGAGAGGCAAAGAAAGATGCAAGAAAAATTTTACAAAAACCAGTATTTAGGGGGGATCATCCAAGAATCTTGTTTTTTGATATTGAAACATCTCCAGTAAAAGCCTTTGTTTGGCAAACACAAGTCTGGAGGGCTAGTATAAGTGATGATAAGATAATTTCCGAATGGTTTATGTTATCATGGGCAGCTAAATGGATAGATGAAACTACAGTAATATCAGACTGTTTAAATAGTGAAGAGGCAATAGCTGAAAATGATGGAAGGATTATAAAATCCCTTTGGAAGATGCTAGATGAAGCAGACATTGTAATTGCCCATAATGGGGATTATTTTGATGTGCCTAACATGAATACCCGCTTTATTGTACATGGATTAAATCCAACAAGTCCATATCAAACAATAGATACCTATAAAGTAGCCAAAAGACAGTTTGGATTTACACATAACAAACTGAGAAGTTTGGCTAATATTTTTGGTATTCAAACCAAGTTGGATACCACCTTTGAACTCTGGAAGGATTGTATAGCAGGAAATAAAAAAGCTTTAGCTTATATGGAAGAATATAATAGACGGGACATAGATGTACTTGAAGCTGTCTATTATAAATTACGTCCTTGGATGGTAAGACATCCTAATTTGGGATTATATTTAGAAAACGAAGAAGCAACCTGTCCTAAATGTGGAAGTATCAATTTAAAACCAGTTGGACATTATTATACATCAGTTTCTAAATTTGAAACTCTGCAGTGTAAGGATTGTGGATCATTGGCAAGAAAACGCCTCAATGTATATCCAAAAGAATTAAGAAAGAATTTAGTTACTACTTTGGCAAGATAAAAAAATGAGCAAAAATAACAACATATGTCCACGCTGTGAAGTCCTAGGAAGAAAACAACCTACTCAGGAAATGGTTTTAATAGCATACTATGCTGGTGGTTACGTTTGTAAAATATGTTGGGAGGAGATATTAGAAGAAGACTTTTTATTTAACAAAATTTGGTATGAACAGGGAAGTGAAATTAATTTTGAGGAAGATAGCTAAGGAGCATAATATATCTTTTCAGGATATTGAAAAAGTATATGAAGCACCGTTCAAATTACAGGCATTTAATATGAAGAATAATTGTGATAGGAGCATATTAAAATTTCCTTCCCTGCGAATACCATACTTTGGAATTTTTCATTGTCCAGAGTGGCACAAGAGGAGATTAAAAAAACACAATGAGACTATTCGAACTAATTAACCATCAGGTAATTATATCAGAAGAAGCCTATGCTTTAAAACCATTTAAGGCTATTTGGGATAAAGATAAATCTAAAAATAAAGTAAAGGCGGTTGATGAACTCGCCTATGTTTTCTTTATGGAAGATTTTAAAAGTGACTTTACTGATATTCTGAATGAAGATGAACGTAGGGCTGAAATACTTACTAATCTTTCTTTAGGTGAAAAATATAAAGAAAGTAAGGAAGTAATTGAAGCAAGAAAGTTTTATAAAGACCGTATCAATAATATGCTTCCATTCTTGTTTTTGAATGATGCCAAAATAGCCGTTAATGCATTAAGGACTTATTTCAGGGGAGTAGATTTTAATAAGAAAGATCCTAGAGGTAGACCTATTTATGATCCTGTGACTTTAAAGAAAACCTTGGATAGTTCTGCGGCTACATTACAAAACCTAATTCAACTAGAAGAAATGGTTAAGAAAGAACTTCAGGCTAGGGATGATAAAATAGGTGGTAAGACTAAAGCTACATTTGAGGATGGAATATAATTTTAATAAAACACAGACTCAATTAACTGAAAAATACCTAAACAGTTTAAGAAAGGAAGTAAGAGATGAACTGATAGAATATTTGGAATCAGTTCAGTTCCTTCAAAATCTAATTAGAAAGGATCGTCCTTATGCAAAGGATTTAGAAAAAGATGAGTTTGGTAGAATAAAGGTAAATGTTGTAAATCCACATATCTTAGAGGATATGGATTATTTTAGACAACCAGCCCTTTATTATCAACAGTATAAGGTCTACACTAAAATTCATCCAAATGCACATCCAAGTTCCAGTTATTATAGATTTTGGAAAGAAGAAGCTAAACGCTGTAGGGAAGGATTAGTTAGAGAAGATGGAGAGTGGATACCAGGTCCTTATTATTTTTATTTAAACTATAGTCCAATATTAAAGACCGAAGTTAAAAAAGGAGGTAAAGCCGGAGATAGAATGCAGGGATTCCCAGATGTATATGATGGAGATTATTGTTTCTACCATTATGAAGATCAGGCTAGAGAAGAAGGAGAGCATGTTGGTATGCTTAAAAAACGTGGAGCTGGGTTTTCATATAAAGCTGGATCTGGATTAACCAGAATCTTTGTATTAGGTGATTCAGAAAAACATAAAGAAAATGTAGCTGCTTTTGCTATAGCTAATGAAAAAGAATATCTTATTAAGGATGGTATTTTAAATAAATTTATTATTAATACTAACTGGTGTGCAGAACATACTCCTTGGTCACGTATTAAATTAAAAGAATCTTTTAATGAAATGCAGTGGGTTATGGGGTATAAAAATAAGGAAGGAATTACTAAAGGTACTAATAACAGCATAATTGGGGTAACCACTCAAGGAGATCCTGATAAAGCTAGGGGTAAACGAGGCCCCTGGATATTCTGGGAAGAGTGGGGTAAAAATCCACATCTATTGAAGTCTTGGGAAGTAGCCAGACAATCAATAGAAGAAGGTAGTATTTCGTTCGGTGTGATGGTAGGAGGTGGTACAGGTGGTACTGAAGGAGCAGACTTTAGAGGGGCAGAAGAACTATTTTATAGACCTAAAGGATATGGCATCCGTGCTCTTAATAATGTATATGATAAAAATACATCAGGTAAAGCCATTTGTGCCTTCTTCTTTCCTGCGTATATGAATAGATTAAATTGCTATGACCATAACGGTAATTCTGATGTTATAGCAGCTCTAGTGGAAATACTTGAAAGAAGGATAGATGTTAAATATGGTTCCAGTGAAATCAATGCATTAGTTCAGCATAAAGCTGAAATGCCCATTACTCCACAGGAAGCCATTATGCGTAGAGAAGGTAATATTTTTCCAATTGTAGATTTAAAAGAAGTTCTTGCAGATGCTGCCATTGATATAGAAAAATTTATAGCACCTCATTATATAGGTAATCTTAAATATGGTACATCAGGTTTAGTAGAGTGGGATATGCTACAACTTCATCCAGTGATTAGGGACTATCCTGCTAAAGATCTGTTAGATAGGGCGGGTAATATAGAAATATTTGAACAACCTGTTAGATTAGAGAGTGGAGTTCCACATGGTAGATATATCGCAGGAATAGACCCAATAGACAGTGATGAAGGATTATATACAAATTCTTTAGGATCAATCTTTATCTTTGATATGTGGACAGATAGAATAGTGGCTGAATATACTGGTAGACCTCCAAAAGCTACTGATTTCTATGAACATACATTAAGGTTGTTAAGGTATTACAATGCACAGGCAAATTATGAAAATAACATTAAAGGATTTTTTGCATATGCTGATAGATATAATATGTTACACTACCTTTGTGAAACTCCACAGATCTTAAAGGATATGGATTTAATTCGTGGTATAACTTTTGGAAATGCCGCTAAAGGTACACATGCAAGTAAACCTATAAATAGTTGGGCTAGAAAATTACAGGCAGACTGGATGATTAGTGATGCATACAATCCAATACAGGAAACCGCAGAATATGATGAACATGGTAATGAAGTAGAAAAGCCTAGAAAGCTTAACTTACAGACTATTAGATCTATAGGATACCTTAAAGAAGCTATTGCCTGGAATGCAGATGATAACTTTGACCGTGTATCAGCAATGGGGATGGTTATGATATTAAGAGAAGACCGTCTTAAATATTTAGATCGCAAGCAGCATAATATTATTACCGAACGCTTTAATGATAAATGGTTTTCCAGAATTGGTGGTTTTAATCCACGCTCAAGTAAGAAGAAAAAATTTAGCTGGAAAGATAGTTTACGTTATAGCACGATAGAAAAAAATTACGAAAAAACAGAATAAAACACTATATTTGTAAAAAAGATATATATATATGAGTACCAATAAAGAAATGTCAGGTAGCATATTATCTTTTCCTTACCAAAAAAGAAGTCGTAACAGCAAAACAAAAGCATTTTTTAAAGAATGTGTTGAGGCTGGTGATTTATTTGTGGGATTAGACATAGATAATGGCTTTCGTTCGACAATGAGAGAAAAAATCAATAACTATAATCTCATTAATAATATCGTTGATCCAGAGGAGGTTAAACGGGTTATTAACCCGCATGATCTTGAGGCGGAGTTTTCAGTTCAATATAAAAATTACCCTCTAATAAATTCCTACATGGCTGTTCTTCAAGGAGAAGAACGTGAGCTTCTATTTAATCCAATCATTACAATGACTAATCCAGATCTTCTAAATTTAAAGATAGAAGAAATGACCAGTATGCTTAATGAGCAGATAATCAATAAAGTAGTAGCTAGCCAATTTAGTGAGGAAGAAACAAAGAAATTAATAGACGATCAATATAAATATTTAAGATTAAATTATAGGGATCGTAGAGAACGAATGGCTTCTCAAGTAATTCATTATGGATATCAACAGCAAAAGATGAAAGAAACTTTTAGCCGTTGTTTTGACGATTTATTAATTGCAGATGAAGAAATTGTAGTAACAGATATTCTTGGTGGAGAACCTATTTTAAGAAAAGGCAATCCCTTAAACTTCTTTACCATAAGAAGTGCTGATACACATAGGATGGAAGATTCTGATATTATTATAGAATTATCCTATTGTCCTGTTGGACAGATAATTGACGAGTATCATGATGAACTTACTCCAGCACAGATCAAAACCCTGGAAGGTGGATATTCCTTTAATATCTCCGCAAGTAGTAAATTGTTTAATAGGAGCTTAAAAAATCAACCAATTAATTTAGAAACCTGGATAAATCAAAATGGTGGGATTGGTACTGTAATAGAAGCCAACTCTCGCCAATCTACTTATTTGGGAGGAAGTTTTGATGAGTATGGTAACGTAAGAAAACTTCGTGTAGTTTGGAGAGGTATGCGTAAAGTAGGGATCCTTTCCTTTTTAGATGAACAGGGAGATATGCAGAAAACATATATTGACGAAGAATACCCACTTACAGATGAAGATAAAGAACAGGTTAAGTGGATCTGGTTAGGTGAGTGGTATGAAGGTACTAAGTTAGGAGATGATATTTTTGTTAAGATGGGACCTCGTCAGGTTCAATTCAGGTCTATGGAAAATCCTTCAAAATGTCATTCTGGAATAGTTGGTAACATCCTGAATGTCAACAGTTCAAGGGCTATGTCCTTTGTAAGCCAGAATAAAGACTATCAATTGGCATACAACTTTTATATGCACAAGCTTATAGAAGAACTAAAAACCTATAAAGGTAAGGTGCCAAGAATTAATACTACACTAATTCCAAATACTTTTACTATGGATCAGTGGCTTTTCTATATTGATCAGATGAAGATGGCTTTTGAAGATCCATTTAATGAAGGACAAAAAGGAGCTGCTATGGGTAAATTAGCAGGAAACTTAAACCAAAATAGTGGATACTATGAATTCGGAGATCCACAGATAATCAATAACTTACTTTCAATTCTTACCTTTTTAGAGAATCGTTTAATGGATTCTACTGGTATTACTCCCCAACGTAAAGGTGCTATAGAACAACGTGAGACAGTTGGTGGAGTAGAAAGGTCAGTTAAACAGTCAAGTTTAAATACTGGTAAATATTTTGGTATACATGATGACTTTAGAATTCGTGCGGTTACTACTTATTTAGAAACTGCTAAAGTAGCCTGGAAGGGTGAAAGTTTTAAGAGGCAGTTTGTACTAGATGATGGAAGTCAACAGCTTTTAGACTTTGATGGTGATGTATTTGCAGAAACTGAATATGGGATTTATGCATCTAATTCTGTTACTGATAAGGAAATGATGTCAACTTTAAAAAGCTTAACACAGCCCTTTATGCAGAATGGTGGTACTTTCTCAATGATTATGGAATTATATCGTGCCCAAGATCCTGCTACATTACAGCGTAAATTTGAAGCTTTTGAAGAAAAATTACAACAGCAGGCTCAAGAAGCTGATAAGGCAAATCGTGAAGCTGAAGATGCTTATAGGGCTAGACAGGCTGAATTGGAAGCCGCTACTTTAGAATTACAGAAGTATAAAATAGATGCTGATAATGCTACTAAAGTTGAAGTAGCTAGAATTACTCATGAGGCTCCAGAAGAAGATCTGGACAATACTGATGAAGAAAAGTTGGCTATTGAAAAGAAAAAACTTGAAGAAACTATTAGAAAAAATAAGAGAGCTGAATCTCAAAAAGATACAGAATTACAGATTAAAAATAAAATAGCTAATAAAAGACCGGTAACAACTAAATGAAATATAGTTTACGTTATACCAACACTTTAATTTTTTTGTTAACTAAATAATTATTATATATATTTGTATAAACTAGCATAAACAGAGAAGAATA